ACTTGAAAGCAAGGTTAAAGATTTTGCACTTAAAAGTCAAGAAGAGCAAAAGAAAAACACACTTGAATACCAAGTTCAAACAGCATTGCAAACAAGCTTCTTAGATGTGTTCAACTCCGAAAAGATTCGCAAAGAAAGAGAAACCAACGAAGCAATAAAAAAAGAACGCCTTGGAGCTTTGGACGCCGAAGAAAAGGATTTAAACAAGTCACTTGCAAAACGTGAAATAAGCGCCGAAGATTACGCCGCAAAATTAGCAGACATAAACAAAGGGCGTGAAGAAGCTGAAAGCAAAACCAATAAAAGCGCCCTTGATAACCTGAAAAGAGTTGGCGAACAAACCGCCGCAAGCGTGCTTAAATCTCAAGGCGATATATTTAAAAAGAATGCTGAAAAGATGGAGGGCAATGAAAAGGTATTTAACGAATTCGTTGGTAATACCCTTAATCAATTCAGCGTTTTAGCAGCAAGCGGAACCGCAACACTTGCAGACTTTGGAGCGGCCGCCGCTGGCGCCGCTTTTGATGCCGTCGCCGCAATGATTCCGTCTTTTGTGACTGGTATCTTAGGCAGTTCGATTGTAACACTTGGACCGATTCTTGGTCCGCTTGCAGCCGCTTCGCTTACAGGCGTTTTATACGGTTTGCTAGGGCTTGCAAGAAGTGCAGCGGGCTTCAAAGACGGCGTTGTAGGCTTGGACGGTGGTGGCACCGAAACAAGTGACTCAATTCCAGCTTGGCTCTCACGTGGCGAAAGTGTGATTACAGCACGTGCAACGAAAAACAACAAAGAAGAACTTGAATTCATGAATCGCACGGGCTTAAGCATTGGTGACTTTTATAGAAGCAATATGCCACAAACATCGGTGAGCGTAACTCCAGATGGTGACTTGATTCGTGAGGTGCGTAAATTACGCGAAGAGACCAGAGGGCTTGGAATGCGTATTCAAAGGAATACAAGTGTAGAGGTTTCTGGCGTGCTTACAGCGGATTCAAAAAGCATCAATGCAATGATTGTTCAACAAAAACGCCGTGAAGCAAGGAGATAATAATATGGCAGCAAGATGGAAAGCGGTAATACAAGGGAGTGACAGCAGTACATATCCTAATAATTCAACAACTGCTGCAATTGCATTCGATATACTTGGTATATTCCCAACGTACGAAGTTGAATCAGAAACGCAAACAAGCATGGACGGTACCCAAATTGGACGCCGTAAATTCCGCACAGTGCTTGAAATTGATTGCATCCCGTTATCTACTTGGGATTACCAAAGAATCACCACTACAGAGGCTATACAGTTCCTTATTAAGAATGTACTAAGCAAGAACTTTTGTAGAATCAAGGCGGCGAATCCTCCAGATGAAAAGCTCCCAGATCGTTATTCAGATGCAACAAACTTTCCGCTTACCGCTGCTTTATTGCCTTTCTCTTTTGCAAAATGCGATATTGCAGTAACACAGGCTTGGGAATCTGGAAATGAAAAACTTACACTCACTTGTTATGCGAAAACATTATAATGGCAATACTAAATAAATATTACACGACCTGGACAAGTGACGATTCGCAAATGTATAAACTTGAGATCATTCCCTCGCATAATCAAGTTGATACGGCCGATACTTATGCAAGTGGATTTGTTGTCACTCAATTGCCAAATGATTTCTTATTGAAAGATATGACCTTGGATCTGGATCATGGTGACATTCCAGTCGGTTTGATGAATTCAACACTTAAATTAAATTTTAATATCGGAGCGGATGGCACAGGAGTTTCAAATTATTCAAATTTAAGAACCAAGCTTTTACGTGGTACTGATAGCGGTAACTTTCCATTTAGTGATTCATTTGTTGTAATAGATACCTTTGGTTATTTTGGATTTAAATGTTTCAATACTTTTATCTTGTCAAGAAGTGACGATTCTGGAGTTACTTACGTACCAATTTTTATAGGGTGCCAAAAGTTTGCAGCGGAAAACGATATCGAACTGACAAAATTAAGCCCCGTGATTAAATTAAGTATCGAAGTTTATGATATTACAAGATGTATAGGCGAAATGATACGTCCAGAAATTTGGTTCGCTTACTTGAAAGCAACTAATGATGATGTTAATTATGGCCAATATTGCACAACGTTTGTGAAAGAAGATACAAACTATAATCGCATCCAGATATCTTCGCATAATCAAACAGGATCAACAAAAACCAGATTAGATGACAAACTCTCAAACGGAATAACATTTAAAATTCAAACATTTGAACAATTATACATAAAAATCACTAGAATGTATAGCGATCATTTTAGGTCTATAATGTGTGAATATGTGACTTTGGATTTTGGCACTTTTTTTACCGCAATGAATTTTAAAAGCCAAAGGACTTGGACAACTAGCCCCACAAACTTGGCAAATCAAGATAATACAGTGTGCTATATATCCGAAATTAATCAAGTAGGATATGAAAGCAATTTGCACCCGCTTATCTATGGTAATTGTATTGGAGGGATGTTATTTGACAAAGAAGGTTTTGGGCAATATTCAAATTTTCATGAAGTTGCAGCGGCTTTATTTGAAAACTTCATGCAAAAAGTTAATTATGAATACGAGATAACAAATACACCAAATATAGCAGTTAATTTAGTTCCTGATTATGTTATCCCAACAGTTTCTGCGCAATTTGCAGCATCTCAAAGCAATTTATATGATTCAATTAAATTCAAGTTATTTAACGAAACGCTCAACACTTGTAAAGCCGTTGTAAGTAATATAAAAGGGGATAGCGATACAACGGATTGGACTTATAGCACGCAAACAACAAGCGGCGATAATTCAAAAGATCTTAAATTCTTATTCCATAATTTGCCGTTATTGACTTATAGAAACAATACCCAAGCAACAAAAGAAAATGGTATTGATTTCAATGTTTTTTATCGCAAGACAATCAATATTGGTACTCTTGTTTATTTAAGTGACGATGGTATAGTTCGCAAAGTTGATAGTCAGTGTATTACTGGTTGGTTTTATGATTACATCGATTATTCAACAACAATTAATACTTCACAGAGTATTATTCAACAAATAATAACAGAACAGCAACAAAGCGGTTTAATGCAAAATGCTTGCTTTGCAATTGTGCAATTTATGGGGCTTTCTACTTTCAAACTTGCAGAATTTAGAACAAGGGCAAGTTTGCTCAAGCCTGAAAAGTTTAGCAAATATGGTACATTAAATTATTACACTCTTAATCCTATTATTGGCGATTGGGATCCAAGCGGAACTCTTGCACGTGGAACAATTACAAAATATAATCTTGATATATGGTCTGGAATGGCAGATGTTACAATGATGATAAATGGAGTGCAAACTTAATGAAATTTAACGAACCAATAAGCCCAAAAGGAATCGGACGCAATCAAGTTGCATTCAATTTGCCAGCAACAGGCCAACTTATCGACTTAATACAACAAGAAGAAAACGACGACTCAACACAAGTTAATTTGCAAGATGCCGTTTCACGTTCTACAGCCTTAAGCCGTGTAATTGCATACAGCGCCGCGTCAAGCGCAATTGCAAATAATTACGCAGAACCTTTTGGGCTAGCTCAAATAAAAGACTTTACAATCAACCACGCTGGCACTTCAAATTGGAGCCAAGTGACAGTAACCTTTAAAACTGATTTCGCTTATAAATACGGACCAGAAAATTCGAATTACTTTTTAAGTGCAGATGGATCAACAATAAAAGTTAATCGTTCAGGATGGTACCAAGTGCAAGCCATGTTGTATATTGGCGATCACCACGGCAATCATGTTTATATGCTTAAAGCATATTCAGAAGAGCAAATAGACCAAGTCTTGCATGGTGGTGATTATGTTGAAACAAATGATTATCCAACATTACGCCTTTCACAATTAGTGCCCGTAATTGGCTTCGATATTTACAAAGAAAATAAGCCGAATATTGGGGCAACTGAAAGCGGTGGTTTTAAACTCGATCTTTTTATATATGGATTGACTCATAACATAACAATTACCAATGCAAATTCGCAATTATGGCTCCAAGCAATATGGCTAGCCCCCTTAAGAAATTCAATTACACTTAATCCCTCATAATACTATGGAATTTTACACAGGCCTAACAGGCAAAGACACAGTAGTTCAAACATTCGATTTTAGCACCCTTGATACCGCCGCATATGCAAGTGGTGACATCCTTACAAGTTCAGCAATTGCAGTAAGTGGCGCCCGTTATTTGGGCATGGGTGGCGTTATTGAACGCATCATACTGAAAGAAACAACAGGCGGAACTTTGCAACTGCCAGATTTGCGCCTTTGGATATTTGGCGACTCAATAACACCAGCCGCTCGAAATGCACCACAGGCGTTCATTAGTTCACAGCTTTCATTCTTGGTTGGATACGTCGACATTGCGGCGGGTTCTTGGATAAATGGAGCTACAGGAGTTGCGGTTAATACGGTTACGCCAGCTTTGCACTTTGTTTGCCAGCCAACGTCCAAAACGTTGTACATCGTACCAGAATGCAAGTCTGCAGAAACATACGCATCTGGAGCTACGATCACAGGGCAAATCGTGGTAACACGCAACTAAACAAAAAAAACCACAAGGGGAAGAACCTTGTGGCCTAATTAGAAGACTTTACTTATTAACCTTTCGGAATAAAAAATTAATTAGTGATTGCAATATAATAAAAAAAGTCCAAATTAATCCCATTTAATTTGAACTTTCTGTAATACCTTAATATCATGCGAAAATATTAAGTAATTTGTATTGCAAATATATTACTTTTGCACTTGTTCTGCAAGCGCTAAATCTTCGGCTTCTTCTTTTGTTAAGCCATAGCAGTATTGCAATATCGCCGCCCTTTCTTCAAATAAATCTTGATTAAACATGAAAACTACCTATACAAAAGTAGATGGAAAAATATTCTCTATATATACCGAAAAGTTAAGCACGATTGAAGCACTTATTCAGGATGCAAATATAAGTCATATTGAATGCTTTTTTGTTACACAAAGAGAAAAACAAATATTGTGCAAATTTTTTGAAAAAAAATATCTTGTGCAAAACCTTGAATTTATGCGGTCAGTAAGGGTATATAAAAAATAAATAAAAAAAGTTTTGCAAGTGGTTAAAAAAGCCTTATATTTGTATCAACAAACAAGCACAATAACAAAAACGGAGACGGACATGACAAACGCAACAATGACAAAGACAGAAAAAAAAGTATTGATTATCAATGATTCTAACAAAGCACGCCAAACATTTGTTAACGAAAATAACTACCAAATGTTTGAAGCTTTTACATGGGTAGCTACACGCACAATTGCAGAGATAGACGGTTGCACTTCTTTTACTGAGATGCAAATTGCTGGAAAATATGCTTTGTTAGCTATGTTAGATCTTGGTTTAATTTAATAAACTTTTGCAAGTGGTTAAAAAATATTGTAATTTTGAAACAACAAATAAACGGAGTAAGAACATGGAAACGTACGAAGAACTAAAAGAGCAACGCGACTACTACAAAAGCGTTGCAGATAAGCACAACAACTTAATTGATAATGCAAAATTCTGGATCGGGCTGGTAATTGTGATCTTGATTAGCAGTGTAGAATATGACATTGTTTACGAATTTATAAGGAGCTTATTATGAATGAATGGCTAACGCCAAAAGAAGTCGCAACCTTACTGAAAGTTTCACGTGTCTATGTCGATTACCTTATTAAAGGCCGATTGCGAAAGCTGAAAAACAGAACGTACACAACGCCACCCGTATTTACAAACTTGCAAAAAACAGACTGTGAACAAAAGTCACATTATTTAATACATTATCGAGAACTGGAGAAGTTGAGATGATAAAAGTATACAGCCAAGCCGACAGCCTAGCGCATCAAGGTTTAAACATTCTTATTTACGGTGATCCTGGTATAGGTAAAACCACACTCGCAAACACCGCACCAAATCCACTTGTTTTGGATTTCGACCGTGGTTCGCACAGGGCTTCGCATCGCCGTGGCAACGTCGTGCAGTTTGATTCATATCAAGATATCATAAGTTCACAAAAGGAACTCACAGACCTTATAACAAAGCATGAATCAGTCGTGATCGACACCGCTGGCACAATGATTGAACTCATGCAAATGTACTTGCAAACTTCGCAACCAGCACTTGCAAGAAATGGTATCAAGCTTTGGGGCGAAACAAAAAAACTGTTTGCGGAATTTTTTGCACCGTTAAAATTAAGCGGTAAAAATGTCATATTTCTTGCTCATGCAAAAGAGAAAGAAGAAGGTGACTTTAGGATCAAACGTCCACTTGTTCAAGGCGGATCTTATGACTTGCTTATGCAATCATGTGACTTGGTCGGGTATTACACGACCGTAAACAACAAGCGCATCTTGACTTTTGATTTAAGCGATACCGTAACCGCAAAAAATTGCGCTGGTATCGAACCCGTGCTTATTCAAGAAGTTGATTCAATGGGCGGTACGCTCGAAAACATCATAAAGCACACGCACGAATCTCTTGTGAAACGTTCTAAAGAACAAGAAGAGGCAATTAGCCTTGTAAGCGACTGGATGCAGAAAGCAATGACTTCAAAGGATGCAAACAAGTTTATGCAAGAAATGGCAAAAGCCAATTTGCAAGCAAGCATAAAAAAAGCGGTTTGGGCTGGTGTGCAACAAACATTTAATAGCCGTGGTCTTGCATACAATGTTGAATCCAAGTTGTGGGAGGGCGCGCAATGATTAACATCAATAAAGTTATTGAAGAAAATATAATAGAGTATTACAGCGACTTTCAAGCTCTTAGCGATTTGCAAGACGATTACACAGGTTTTATAAGTTTGCCAGATCGCAATTCAGATCTTTGCAAAGATATTTATACAATCATTAAACGTGACTTAATGGCACAATGTAAAACAGATATTATGCATTATATCCTTGAGGATGTTTGCAACTTGATCGACTGGGATTATATCACAGGCGAACTCCAGAACTACTACTTTGCGGAGCCCTCACATGATTAAAGTAAGTGCAACAAATCTGGAATCATACAGAAGGTATATAAACGAGCGCATCACTCTTGATGCGCTTGTGGATTCAATCTTAAAACGCTTCGAACCAAATGACAAAATGATCAAAGGAACCAAGTTTCACGAGATGCTACAAAGCAAAGATCCAGCACCGTATAAAGAGTACTTTTCACAGGATTGCATAACAGCATCTCGCAACTTTATGGATTACCGCAGTCCCCTTTTTGAAATCAAAGTGCGTAAAACTTATGAAACAAAACGGGGGCTTGTTTCACTCACTGGAATGGCGGATCAAATTATTGGCAATAAGGTCGTTGAAATCAAAACAACGTATTCACCTATCCAATATGAAACCTATGCAGATTCTTTGCAATGGCGTGTCTATTGCGATGTATTCCAAGCTCCAGAAGTGCAATACAATGTTTTTGAATTTAAAGACACGCTAGCAAATGATTTTAAAAATTGCGCATTCTTTAATTTCTTTGCGCCCGCAAATAATCATGAAACCGTAAATCAATGGGTTTCTGATTACACAGACTTTTTATACTTGGTCGGCCTTGAAAACGCTCTGGAGGTGCAACTATGAACATGACACGCCAAATGTTTAGAAGTCAATATGCATCTTGGTTATTATTCTGGAGGTGCTTATGCAAAAAGTTATTCAATACCTAGGAATGCCAGATTCATTCAAAAAGGATATACCAATGAGCGTGCAACTTAAAGCCGAACGGCTTAAGTTGTTCCCGCAAAATAAAAAGCAAAAAGCGGAAATTGCACGGCGTAATTATTCACATGAACAAGTCACAAAAATACTTTCTTTGAATAAAGTTGAATCAATTGAAACTACCGTATTTTATTTTATTCATGAAGCTTGCGCCTTGCTTGGTATAAATTTCAACGACTTGAACACAAAAAAAGCAAATAAATACACTGGTGTCAATTATGACCTTTTTGCATTGGTTTACTTCTTAAGAAGCCGTGAAATTTGCCAGCTGAATTTTATGCAAAAATATATTTTTGAAAGATCTGTATATAATTACAAACGGCATATTCCTGACTACATAAACAAAAAAAGATACATCGATTTATTTAATTATTTGGATACACTATTATGACATGGAATAAATTAGAATATGGCAAATGGCCAAAAGGTAGGATCGCATTACGGATAGTATCTGATAATGGGTATGTTAATTATGAAATTGTTGAAATTAAAAAAAACAATGTAAGCAATCAAACTTATTTTATTAAGAACAAGGACGGAATAAATAAAATAATTAGCATCGATTCTATATTCGATACAGAACCGCATTACATTGAACTTGATAATCTGGAGATGCCGTCATGACACTTAGCGAGCAACTTAGAGAAGAGCGCATGAAACTTTTTGGCATAACGTACAAGCCAAAACAAGAAAAGCTTATTGGCGCAACGCCCGAAATAATGAAAAAATACATATACAAAAAAAACAGCTTTAATAAAGATCCAGATCTTGCAATCAACAAAATCACTACTTGGCTAGCTCAAGAAAAGCAAGTAGATATTGAAGACATTTATTCAAATAAAAGATACCGTAGTTTAGCAGATGCAAGACATATTTTGTTTTTCTTACTGTATTTTACTTTGCCAATAACTCAAACGTATATTGGCGAAAAGTTCAATAAGCACCCTTCAAGTGTTGTGCATTCAATTATCAAAGTCAAATCTTTATTTATCGATTCGCTTGACTTTAAAGCGTTTATTAAGCATTTTGAAAGTTTTTATTTTGACAGGGTGGCATAATGAATATATCGATATTCAAAACGGCAATGGATACAACGCCAGAAGCAAACATCTCATTCTATACCTTCTTAGGGTATGTAAAAGACGGCAGGTGGGAGGATCAAGTGCACGAGGTTCGAACTGGCAAACGTGAAAAGAAAACAATGCCAGCCGTGACACCGTCTGGAACGTTCAAAAAGCGCAACGCAGATTCAATTGACCAGCATTCGAATATTATAAGTATTGACATTGATATAAAAGATAATGCAGATGCCAACATTGAAGCACTTAAGCAAGATCCTTATACATGGGCGGTACATCATTCAATAGGCGGTTATGGTTGGGTTGCTTACTTCAAGATCGAACCCGAAAAGCACTTACAAGCGTATTACGGCCTCGAAAAGTACCTAGCAGACTTTTACAAGGTGGTTGCGGATAAATCTTGTAAAGATGTTTCACGGCTTCGATATGTATCTTTTGATCCACACTTATACCAAAGAGACCAGGAACCAAAGGTATTCAAAATATATGTTAAAGATGTTGTAAAAGAAGTCGAACGCACGTCAATTATTGCACTTGATGACGATTATCAATACATTATTCAACAAATTCAACAAAGGAATATCGACTTAACCGCTGGGGGGTATCACGATTGGCTCCAGATCGCTTTTTCACTTGCAAACGGACTTGGTGAGCAAGGACGCCAGCTTTTTCACGCTGTGAGTTCGCAAAGCCCCAAATATGATGAATTCCAAACGGATGCGAAGTACAACGAATGCTTGAAAAGCAAAAACGGTGCTGTTAGCCTGAACACGTTCTTTTATCTGTGCTCAAAAGCTGGTATAATTACGCAAACCGAAAAAACAAAAACAATTATTGCAGTTGCGCAATATGCTAAAGGTCGTGACTCGCAATCAGTTGAACAGCAAAAGGCTTCAACACTTAAAGCACTTGATCAAAAGGGCATCACAGGTTCTGAAGTTGTTGCAACAGTTGACAAAGCATTTGAAGTTGATACCAAATCGAAAAAAGCACAAAAAAGTTCTGGCGAAATCGAATCAATCAAAGCCATGTTGAATGTACATAACCTTAAATATAACCTGGTGACGCAAAGCATGGAAATTGACGGGCGCAACTTTACAGATCGTGAATTTAATACCATCTTTATTCAGTTGCGTGAACAACTTGGTAATACCGTGCAATCTCAAATTGTAAACAGCATAATCGACAGCGATAACACGCCAAGCTTCAATCCTTTTACCGAATATCTTGAGCAATGCAAGGGCGCTTACACGAGCGGACATATTGCAAAGCTTTGTAGATCTATTATTTACAAAGAAAGCAAACACATGTCACCAGCAACGCTTGAACATTACGTAAAAAAATGGCTTCTTGGCATAATTGCTTCAATGCACGGAATACATTCGGTTACAATCTTGGTTCTTTGCGGTGGTCAAGGCATTGGTAAAACGAACTTCTTTCGAAAGTTACTTCCAGAACCTTTGCAAAAGTATTATGCGGAATCAAAACTAGATCTTGGCAAAGATGATCTTATTCTTATGTGTAATAAGCTTATAATATGCGATGATGAATTTGGCGGTAAGTCCAAAAAAGAAGAAAGTTTGCTTAAGGAATTAAGCTCAAAACAAGTTTTTTCGGTTAGGCCACCATATCAAAAACGTAACATCGATATGCAAAGATATGCCGTGCTTTGTGGCACGTCAAATGATTCGCAACTGCTTAATGACTTGACCGGGAACCGCAGAATCATTCCGATTGATATCACTGCAATTAATTGGGATCTTTATAACGAAGTTGACAAAGATATGTTATTTGCAGAGCTTTATAATGAGTATGTATTGTGTGGCAAAGAATGGCAATTGAACAAAGAAGAAATAAGCATTCTTAATGATTTTACATACGCAAATAAGTCTGTTTGTGTTGAAGAGGAACTCCTTTTGCAATACTTCAAAGAACCAAATGCAAAGTATTCAGAATGGCTAACCAATACCCAAATTTTAAACATCATCAGCCAAGATACAACATTAAGATTGACGCCAAAAAAGCTTGGTCAAGTGTTGAGTAATTACGGTTATGTGAAAGAACACAAAGTAATCAATGGTAAAACTTCTGGATGCTGGTTTGTGGCAAAAAGAAGCGAACCGCTTGAAAAATTTGCTTAAGCATTGACAATAAAGACACTTACAAGTATTACAGATAAACAGATAAACAGATGAAAAACACGTTCCCATATATATATAAAAATATGTATGTGTGTATATATATAATAATAATAATATTATACTTATTTACTTACTTTTATCTGTTTATCTGTAATAACTTTATTAACTTCTTGAATTTTAAATAACTTAAATATTACAGATCGTGCAAAACATCTGTAATAATCTGTAATATCTGTAATAATATGAATCTAAGAAATTACCAAATTGAAGCAATCCAGAAACTTCGCAATGCAATTGCAAGCGGTCACAAGAAGGTTATTCTTTGCGCTCCGACTGGAGCGGGCAAAACGGTTATCTTTTCAGAGATGTGCAGAAGTGCAATTGAAAAGGGCAAGACAGTGATGATCATTACTGACCGTGTCGAGTTGCTTACACAATCTGGAGGGGCGTTAAACCGCCTTAAAATACTTCCTGAATACATCCAAGCCTTTACAACGCACTTGAATAGATATTCGATTTACGTTGCAATGGTTGAAACAATCTACAGACGCTTAAGCCAGCCTGAATATTTGCAACTTTTCAAGCGTCTGGATCTGATTATTTTTGATGAGGCTCACAAGCAAACGTTCACAAAGCTTATGCCGTTCGTGAATTCGAATGCAGTTGTAATTGGCGCAACGGCTACACCATACCGCCAAGGCAATCAAGAAAGCTTGGACAAGCATTATACCGACATTGTAAACGTTGTGGACGTGCAAGACTTGATAGAGCAAGGCTATTTAGCCAAGCCTTCTTACTTTGGTGTTCAAGTTGATTTGCAAGGCATAAAGACTGTTGCTGGTGACTACGATCCTGCTAGCCTTTCGGCTATGTACAGCGCCTCACAAATTTACAAGGGCGTTTTGCAAAATTACAAGCGGTTAGCAAACGGTAAAAAAACTTTGGTGTTTTGTTCGAACATTGCAAGCTCCAAAGAGCTTTGCGCAGAATTCACAGCACACGGCGTGCCCATAATGCACGTGGACGCCTCTACAAGCCCCGTAGAACGACGAAACGCACTCGACTGGTATAAACTGACACCCGACGCCGTTTTGTCAAACGTGGGGCTTTTTACAACGGGTTTTGATGAACCTACAACAGAATGCATAATTCTTTACCGGGCTACGAAAAGCGTGCCCTTGTATTTGCAGATGTGCGGGCGTGGTTCCAGAACGTCGGCTGGCAAAGACGGATTCATGATTCTTGACTTTGGTAACAACGTTTTGACGCATGGTTTCTGGGATGATCCAAGGGAATGGACTTTAAAAAAGCAAGAAAAGAAAGCTGGTGGCGTGGCACCCGTCAAGTTATGCAAAGATTGCGGAGCTTTGATTCCGAGCGTTGCACGGGCGTGCGTGTTTTGCGGTTGTGTGATACCGAAGACAGAGCGGGAAGTGATTGCGGAATTACAGGAACTTACAAGAAGCGAAGCGTTGCAAATGGCACGGGGTGGAGATGTGGAAAGCTGGGTATTACTAGCAAAAGCAAAAAAAATTAATTCGATTTGGGTAGTTAAGAGTTTATGTCGTAACTTGCAAGAGGCGAAACAATTTACAGATTTAATGGGCTATGCAAGCGGGTGGCTCTGGATGCACTGGAGAAAGAAGTGATCGTTATAAGAGAAGATTTTAAGAAGCTTATTCCTGCTTTGACTGGAGAAGAGTACAAGCAACTGGAAGCGAATATTTTAAGCGAAGGGATTCGAGATCCTTTGGTGGTTTGGAATGGTTATTTGGTGGACGGTCACAACCGCTACGCCATTGCAAACAAATACAGTTTGGAATATAAGACGGTAAGCAAAGAATTCAAGGACGGAAATGAAGCCAAACTCTGGATGATCTTGAATCAGTTTGGTAGGCGTAATTTGAACGGATACCAAAGAAGCGTTTTAGCTTTGCAACTTGAAAACGTGTTTCAAGAAAAGGCGAAGGAAAACCAAGGTAAAAGAACAGACATTAAGCAGATATCTGCGGAAAGTAATCCTATTGAAACACGAAAAGAACTTGCAAAAGTTGCCAATGTTTCACACGATACAATTGCAAAAGTAAAAGTGATCCAATCCGTTGCAACTCCAGAAGTTAAAGCGCAACTAAGTACGGGCGTAATAAGTATCAACCAAGCATATCAAGAAATAAAGAAAGAAGAGAAAGAACAACTCAAAACACAAAAAGCGATTGAGATCATTGAAAAGGTATACGAAAGTAACTGCAATATTTATCATGGCGATTGCCTTGAATACATCAAAACAATTGCGGATAAAAGTATTGATTGCTTGATTACGGATCCACCGTACGGGGTTGACATCCAATTTGGTGCGTATGATAATCAGTTAAGCAGAAAGATTGCAAATGATGAAAACAGTCAGGATGCTTTGTGTTTACTTGACAAGATGTTGATTGAAGTCAAATGCAAACTTAAAGACAATGCGCATCTTTATATTTTTTGCAATTGGAAAATATATCCAGACTTCAGTAAAATAATAAGCAATCACTTTCAAATAAAAAACGTGATTATCTGGGATAAGTTATTCATGGGCATGGGTGATCTTAAGGGCAATTATTCAAGTAGCTATGAAATGATTATTTTTGCTGGTGGCAACAGGGAATTTTTGAACAGGCCTAAAAATATTATACAATGCAGATTCAATGATGAAAGATTCCACAACACACAAAAGCCAATTGATTTGATTAAGCAATTAATTGAAAACAGTACGGATGTAAACGAATTAGTTTTTGATCCTTTTTTGGGGTCGGGTTCGACCGTGGTTGCTTCAAAGCAATTAAAAAGGAATTACATTGGTTGCGAGATTGATGAGCAAAATTATAAGATCACATTAAAAAGAATTCAGGATCTTGGCAATGACTTATAATGAATATCGAAGTTACTCAGACAAAAGCCTACCAGAAGCAAAGAAGCATATTGCAAATTTTATAAAAGAAAAATTAAACAACCGTGACTTAACTGAATACGTTGTTGAAACAAGCTTTTATCAGGATACAACAGAATCCATTGATTTGCATTTTAAGTTGCCAAATATAAAAGTTTCTCACAGAGCAAGAAAAAAAGATGGCAATATTCGTGATATCACAATTAAAACAAAAAGTATATACGATAAGCCTTGTGAGATTGACAAATTAATTGAATTGTCAAAATCAAATAAAGATCCATGGTTTTATTTTTATTGTTATTTTGACGATGAAACAAACAAGATTACAAGATACATAATTTATGATTTGGGAAAATTAATACAAACCAAAGAATTTCAAGACAAATCAATATTTGAATATTCAGCCGACAAAATAAATACAAAAGATGGCGGTAGTCATTTCAATTGCATAACCGTGCAAAAGCTTATTGATATGGATTTAATATGCGTAGACTGTTCAAAATACTATGAATGAATCCCAACTGCAAAAGAAAGAGTACCGTCTTGAATGTGGCAACAGCAAAGACTTGCTAAAAAAAATAGAATCAAATTCGATAGACAGCATAGTCACCGACCCGCCCTATGAACTTGGGTTCATGGGTAAAAAATGGGATAACACAGGCATTGCTTATGATGTAGAATTATGGGCGGAATGTTTACGAGTGCTAAAGCACGGGGGGCATCTATTAGCGTTTTCAGGTTCTAGAACATACCATAGAATGGCCGTTGCAATTGAAGATGCTGGCTTTGATATTCGAGACCAGATACAATGGGTTTACGGCTCTGGGTTTCCTAAGAGTCATAATATAAGCAAGGCAATAGATAAGATGGAAGGGGTGGAATCAGCAAAAGAATGGGACGGCTGGGGGACTGCATTAAAGCCTGCTCATGAGCCTATTTGCGTTGCAAGAAAACCATTGATAGGAACGGTAGTAGAAAATGTTTTGCAGTATGGAACAGGCGGGATTAATGTGGACGGGTGCAGGGTTGGAAGTGAAGAAATAAAAACCAACGGAGGTGATAAATTTCCTGCGATTTATGGGAAATACAAAACGGCAAAAGAAAGCACGCATAAAGGCCGTTGGCCTGCTAACTTTATTCATGATGGTAGTGAAGAGGTTTTACAGGGGTTTCCAAGTGATGAAAAGCAAAGCGCATCCCGTTTCTTCTATTGTGCAAAAGCAAGTAAGAAGGATAGGGACGAGGGTTGCGAGGGATTTGAGGAAAGGGAAGCGAGGTTAACCAATTGGAG